ACAATCTCTTAACAGACAGAGCCTAGCTACTGGTGGTGTTCAAGATATGGTACAAAAAGCTGGTGATACGGCTCAACGTGATGCCTCGGCTTGTGGTCGAACATCTTCTTGTGCAAGAAAAGTTTATAATAAATTCAAGAAAGGGCAGGGTGGTAAAAAAGGAAAAGCACACGACAAACTAATGAAAAAATAAATGAAAAAGAAATTTAAAGATACAAAGATAGCCGCGTTTTTAAAAAACAAAGCCCCTGGAATTTTAAATATGGTGGGCGATATACTACCTACTAACGGTGCACTTGGCGTTGTAAAGAATTTAATATCTAAAGACGATTCTATATCTGTTGAAGATAAAGAAACGGCATTAAGACTTATAGACCAGGACACGGCAGAAATGAAAGAGGTTAGTAAGCGTTGGGCTGCTGATATGAAGTCTGATTCGTGGCTATCTAAAAATACTAGGCCAATGTCATTAATATTTTTAACCTTAATGACCGTAGCCCTAATATGGGTTGATAGCATTGAAGCCGCTAGTTTTTCCGTAGATACTGGGTGGGTTAATTTACTACAAACATTAACTACGACAGTATACGTTGCTTACTTTGGTTCAAGGGGAGCAGAAAAATGGAAAACTTTAGGTAATAATAAATAGAGTATAATCAAATTTAATTTAATATAATGAATATAACTAAAAAAGAGTTAGAGAAAGTTAGGGAACAGCAAACTAAAATTGCAGAAATTAAGCAAGATTTAGGAACGCTTGAAATGCAAAAGCACGAGATACTTCATGTGTTGGTAGATATAAACAAAGAAGTCAATGATACCAAAAAATTACTAGAAGAGAAGTACGGGCGAGTTAATATAAATCTTGATGACGGTAGTTATACTGATATTGAGGAAAGCCCTAGCGAATAATGGAAAGTGTTATAAGGAAAATTAGCATTGGCGCTGATTACAAAAATGAAGCTATGCATTACGCTGTATCACAGCAAGTGTACGGTGGTCATGAAATATCTGATATTCTCCTAGATGAGAAAGATAACTCTTATAACATTTACATAAAGAAGAACGATGAAGTATTGCCTTGGAAGAAGTTCAATTCTAACATGGCTATCTCTGTGGAGTACGATTTACAGTATTAATGAAAAGCGTACATGATTTTATTGTAAAGCCTATAAACGGTAGATACAATAATACAGTAAAAGTCGGAGATGTAGATCTTGTAGTAAACACGAAAATAGAGGAGTTTAAAAACATAAGCAAGATTGCTGAGGTAGTAGCTTTGCCATTATCAATAAAAACAAATGTAAAGATAGGTGACAAAGTTGTTGTTCACCACAACGTCTTTAGAAGGTTTTATGATATAAGAGGCAATGAAAAAAACAGTAGAAGTTTTATAAAAGAAGATATGTACGCTTGCTCACCAGAGCAGATATATATGTACGGAGCCAATACAGCTCATTTAGACTACTGTTTTGTAAAACCTATAGTGAACAGCGATATTTTTATTACAAGTAAAGAGAGGCCTCTTATGGGCTTATTGAAGTATGGTAATGAAGAACTAGAAAGCCTTGGCGTTTACGAGGGTGATTTAGTTTCTTTTAGACCAACGTCTGAATTTGAGTTTGTAGTAGATGGAGAATTATTATATTGTATGAAATTAATTAACGTTGTATCGAAGCATGAACGTAAAGGAAACGAAGAAGAGTATAATCCAAGCTGGGCAAAAAGCAGTTGAGGAATTGATTAAGGTAGCCAAAGAGGCTATTGTAGATTCTGATGATGATCTGACAGCTGATAAACTAAAGAATGCGGCGGCAACTAAAAAGCTAGCTATATTCGATGCTTTCGAAATTCTTAAAAGAATACAAGAGGAAGAAGACATGCTAGATGATAAACCTAAAGACGACACAAAAAAGAAAAGCGAGTTTAAGGGTTTTGCAGAAGGTAGAGCAAAGTTCGAGTAATATGTACGAGCAAACATTATATAAAGTACTGGATAACTATATAAAACCCAGTACTTTAAAAAAGAAAAATAGAGTCAAGTCCTGGAAGTATGGATATGACGAAGACCATGATATGGTCGTTATAAGTAAAACTGGTAAAATAGGTGAGATATACGAAATACAAAATCTTAAAATAGCATTACCAGCTGAGTTTAAAACTCACAACTTTAAAGAAAATAAATGGGGTAAGTTAGATTACCCTAAAGAGTTAAGCAGAATTAAAACAATATTTGACTGGAAGGAATACCCAGAAGAATTTAAAGAAGACTGGTACGATTATATCGAAACAGAATTTGAAAGAAGAGATGCTGGATTTTTCTTTTCTAATAAAGGCAAGTCTACTTATATCACGGGGTCACATTATATGTATTTACAATGGTCAAAGATTGATGTTGGAAATGCAGACTTCAGAGAATCAAACAGATTGTTTTATATCTTTTGGGAAGCATGCAAAGCCGATACGAGGTGTTTCGGAATGTGTTACTTAAAGAACAGGCGTAGTGGATTTTCATTCATGTCGTCAGGAGAAACAGTTAACCTCGCTACAATGTCTACAGACTCTAGATATGGTGTGTTATCAAAGTCAGGGCCTGATGCAAAGAAAATGTTTACTGATAAGATAGTACCTATATCTATTAACTATCCTTTTTTCTTTAAACCCATACAGGATGGTATGGATAGACCGAAGACAGAGCTAGCATATAGGGTTCCTGCTTCAAAGCTTACTAGAAGAAAGCTTGATGTTAACGAAACTGTTGAAGATATAAAGGGGTTGGACTCTACAATTGATTGGAAGAATACAGGAGACAACTCTTATGATGGAGAAAAGCTAAAGCTTTTAGTTCATGATGAATCTGGTAAATGGGAAAGACCTAATAACATATTAAACAATTGGAGAGTAACAAAGACTTGTCTGAGACTTGGTAGTAGGATTATTGGCAAGTGTATGATGGGATCAACAAGCAATGCCTTAGATAAAGGCGGTAGCAATTTTAAAAAATTATATTATGCCTCAGACGTTGAAAAAAGAAACAGTAACGGACAAACTGCTTCTGGATTATATTCTTTGTTCATACCTATGGAATGGAATTACGAAGGATACATTGATTCTTACGGAATGCCTGTCTTCGATACACCAGAGAAACCAGTTAGCGACCCGTATGGAATACCTATTAAACAAGGGGTAATAAGTTATTGGGAAAATGAAGTTAACGGCTTAAAGCAAGACCAAGACGGTCTAAACGAATTTTACAGACAGTTTCCTAGAACAGAACAACATGCATTCAGAGATGAGGCAAAAGAATCATTATTTAACCTAACAAAGATTTACCAACAAATAGACCATAACGAGTCTATGGCTTCTAGTACGTTAGTTACAAAAGGTAACTTTCAATGGGAAGGTGGAATTAAAGATACCAGGGTAGTATTTATGCCTAATAAAAACGGTAGATTTTATATAAGTTGGATACCACCAGTTAGTCTACAAAATAGAGTTGTACAAAAACACGGTGTTAATTATCCTGGTAATGAGCACATGGGTGCTTTTGGATGTGATAGTTATGATATATCTGGAACAGTAGATAATAGAGGTTCTAATGGTGCACTACATGGATTAACTAAGTTTAGTATGGAGGATGCTCCTTCAAATCATTTCTTTTTAGAATATATAGCTAGACCACAAACTGCTGAGATATTCTTTGAAGATGTGCTTATGGCATGCGTGTTTTATGGTATGCCAATACTAGCGGAAAATAACAAACCTAGATTGTTATATCACTTTAAGAGAAGGGGTTACAGAGGGTATTCTATGAACAGACCAGATAAGTTATTAAATAAGTTATCTACAACAGAAAGAGAGATTGGAGGAATACCTAACTCTAGTGAAGATATAAAACAAGCGCATGCTGCTGCTATTGAAACATATATAGAGGAATTAGTAGGAATACTAGGTGACGATGAGATGGGAGATGTTTACTTTCAGAGAACGCTAGAAGATTGGGCTAGATTTAATATTAACAATAGAACTAGTCATGATGCTTCTATAAGCTCAGGTTTAGCTATAATGGCCTGTAACAAAAACAGATATGCACCAATAAATAAAGTGGTACGAAAAAATATAAATCTAGGACTTAAGAGATACGATAATACTGGAGAATTTTCAAAAATAATAAATAAATGAATATAGGCGCAAACCCAAATAGTATATTTCCTAGCCAAGTAGTTAGTGACGCTGAAAAATCAAGCTTTGAGTATGGCGTGCAAGTTGGTAGGGCTATAGAATCAGAATGGTTCAGGCAAGGTGGTATGGGAAATAGGTTTTCACAGAATTATAATCATTTTCACACATTAAGACTTTACGCAAGAGGAGAGCAACCAGTACAAAAATACAAAGATGAGTTAGCAATTAATGGTGACTTATCTTATTTAAACTTAGACTGGGGGATAGTTCCAGTTATATCTAAATTTGTAGATATAGTTGTTAATGGTATTACTGAGAAAGAATTTCAAATAAAAGCATATGCACAAGATCCAGAGTCTGTAAAGAAAAGGACAGATTACGCCGAAGCTATAATGCAAGACATGGTAGCAAAGCAAGAGATTATGGCAATCGATGCTGCAATTGGTATTAACAGTTTCAATACTGATAGTCCAGAAAATCTTCCTCAAACTAAAGAGGAGCTTTCTCTACACATGCAATTAGATTACAAGCAGTCTATTGAGGTTGCTGAAGAAGAGGTTATAAATCAAGTATTAGCAAAGAATAAGTTTGATCAAATACAAAAACGATTTAACCATGATTTAGTTGTATTAGGTATAGGTGCAACTAAAACCACTTGGAATAAAGCAGAGGGTGTTGTTCTTGAGTATTGTGATCCAGCTAGAATGGTTTACTCTTATACTGATGACCCAAACTTTGAAGATATATATTATGTTGGCGAGGTTAGGGCACTTACGATACCAGAATTAAAAAAGCAGTTTCCTAATATACCAAACGAAGAGCTAGAAAGAATTGAAAAGATGCCAGGTAACAGGGAGTATGTTACTGGTTGGAATGCTTATGATCAAAATACTGTTCAGGTTTTGTTTTTTGAATACAAAACTTATAATAACCAAGTATTTAAAATTAAGCAAGGTGCTAATGGATTAGAAAAAGCAATACAAAAGACAGACGAATTTAATCCTCCTGAGAACGATACATTTAAAAAAGTATCAAGAAGCATTGAGGTGTTATACAGTGGAGCAAAAGTTTTAGGTACTAATACAATGCTAAAGTGGGAGTTAGCTGAAAATATGACTAGACCGTTCGCTGATACTACTAAAGTAGAAATGAACTATGTCATATGTGCACCTAGAATGTACCAAGGCAGAATAGAGTCTATTGTAAGCAAGACAACTAGCTTTGCAGATATGATTCAACTTACACATTTGAAGTTGCAACAGGTATTATCTAGAATGGTTCCTGACGGAGTATTCTTAGATGTTGATGGATTGGCAGAGGTTGATTTAGGTAATGGAACAAGCTACAACCCAGCCGAAGCACTTAACATGTATTTCCAAACTGGTAGTGTTCTAGGTAGGTCACTTACGCAAGACGGTGATATGAATAGAGCAAAGGTTCCTATTCAAGAATTACAAACATCAAGCGGAAGCGCTAAGATACAGTCACTAACTCAGACTTATCAGTATTACTTGCAAATGATAAGAGATGTTACTGGGCTTAATGAAGCAAGAGATGGTTCTGCTCCAGCTAAAGATGCTTTAGTCGGGTTGCAGAAGATGGCCGCTAATCAGTCGAATGTAGCAACTAGACACATATTACAGGCTAGTTGTTATTTGTCTCTTAGAATATGCGAGAACATATCTAGAAGAGTTGCCGATTCACTAGAGTTTGCACTAACGGCTAATTCTCTACAAAACAGTATAACTAATTTCAATGCTGCAACTTTATCTGAGATTTCTCAATTAAACCTACATGACTTTGGTATATTCTTAGAGTTAGAACCGGACGATGAAATAAAAGCTCAATTAGAGCAAAACATACAGGTAGCATTAAAGTCTGGTGGAATAGACTTAGAGGACGCTATAGATATAAGACAAGTAAAAAATCTTCAGTTGGCAAATGAAATGCTAAAGGATAGAAGAAAGAAAAAGCAGGCAGCGGCACAACAAGCGCAGCAAGCTAACATACAGGCACAAGCACAGGCTAACTCAGAATCAGCTGAAAAAGCTGCAATGTATGAAGTACAGAAACAGCAAGCGTTAACCGCTGAGAAAGTGAGTATAGAGCAAGCTAAGTCTCAATTTGAAATAGAAAGACTTCAAGCAGAGGCTCAGATAAAAAGAGAGTTAATGGCTACTGAGTTTGAGTATAACATGCAATTGGCTCAACTTAGAGTAGAAGCAGAAACTTCTAAAGGAACTCAAATGGAGGATAGGAAAGATAAAAGAACTAAAATACAAGCTACTCAGCAGTCAGAGTTAATATCTCAAAGGCAAAATGATTCTTTACCTAAAAACTTTGAATCTACAGGTAATGATATCTTAAGCGGAGGGTTTGGTTTAGAGCAGTTTGACCCAAGTTAATTTTTAATTTATATTATATTATATTATGTCAGAAGAAAAAGAAGTAATAAAAGAAGGCGAATTTAAGGTAAAGAAAAGACCTTCAATGAAGAAGTTGGTTAAGGAAGATGAGGTCATAAAGGTTGACTTATCTGCTCCAAAAGCAGAAGAACCAGAAGTAACTAAAGTAGTAATACCTTCAATTGAAGAAAATAAAGATACAGTAAATGAGCAAACCGAAACAGTTGAGCAACCTACAGCAGATGTGCCTAGCGATAGATCGGATAATGAAAAGCAAGAAGAAAAAGTAGAGGATACGATTTCGGTAATACAAGAAGTAACTGAGGAGGAAGTAGAAGAAAAAACTCAGGAAGTTATTGAAGCTGTACAAGAGCTTAAAGAAACTGGAAAGCCACTACCAGAAAACATAGAGAAACTTATTTCTTTTATGGAAGATACTGGTGGTAATATAGAAGACTATGTAAGATTAAATGCCGACTATAGCAATGTAGATGGCAACACATTATTAAGAGAATATTATAGTAAAAGTAAACCTCATTTAGATGAGGCGGAAATATCCTTTTTATTAGAAGACAACTTCAAATTTGATGAAGAGTACGACGACGAAAAAGAGGTTCGCAGGAAAAAACTTGCGTTTAAAGAAGAGGTTGCAAAAGCTAGCAGCTTTTTGGATGACTTAAAAGGTAAATATTACGACGACATCAAGTTGAGGCCGGGCGTTACCCAAGAGCAGAAGAAAGCGTATGACTTTTTCAATCGCCATAAAGAGCAGGAGGAGCTACTAAAGGGAAAGAGGGAGAGGTTTAAAAAAGCCACATCTAATCTTTTAAACGATGATTTCAAAGGTTTTGATTTCAACATCGGAGAAAAGAAATTTAGATATGGTATTAATAACCCAACTAAAGTCGCTGAAGATCAATCCAACATCTCTGATTTCATTGGAAAGTTTCTAGATGATAAAGAGGAAATATCGGATCACAAAGGTTACCACAAAGCTATGTATGCCGCTTCAAATGTAGATAAGATTGCGACTCATTTTTACGAGCAAGGTAAAGCTGATGCTATTAAGGAAGTTGTTGACAGTTCTAAGAACCTCACATCTAAACCACGACAAACAGCCAGTGACAGTGTTTTTATTAATGGGTTAAAAGTCAAGTCTATAACTGGAATGGATTCTTCTAAGTTAAGAATTAAGAAAAAACAATTTTAAAAATTAAAAAACAAAAAAAATGGGACAATTTGGAGCGGGTGATCCGCTAGGCGCATTTAGCATCACGCCAATGCCATCAAAAATGGCACTTGAGAGTAATTACTTAAGTTTTACAGATGCAGGAGGAAACTCAAATAACTTTGCACAGCAGTACTTACCAGAGCTTTATGAAGCTGAGGTAGAGCGTTATGGAAACAGAACTTTGTCTGGATTCTTACGTATGGTTGGAGCTGAAATGCCAATGACTTCTGATCAAGTTATTTGGTCTGAACAAGAAAGATTGCACATCGGTTATGAAAGTGTAGCTGGTGGAACAGTAACTGTTTCTGCATCTACAAGTGCTGAATCAACTATTACTTTTACAGGAACTGCATTGGATGCCAATGGAAAGCATGCGATACGCCTTGGAAACACTCTTGTAGTAACAAATCCTGCAACAAACGTTACACTTAAGTGTTATGTAACAGCTGTTACTGATGCTACAGTTAATGTTAAATCATATACTACGGCTAATTTAGCAACTATTGGAGAGTCTACTGTGAACCTATTTGTTTATGGTTCTGAATTTGCTAAAGGAACACTAGGAATGTCTGGTTCTCTTGACGCACAATTCAAACAGTTCAATAACAAACCTATTATCATTAAGGACAACTATGAGATCAACGGATCTGATACTGCTCAAATTGGTTGGGTTGAAGTTGCTACTGAAGATGGAGCATCAGGATACCTATGGTATTTGAAGTCTGAAGGAGAAACAAGATTGCGTTTCCAAGATTACTTAGAAATGGCAGTTATTGAAGGAGAATTAAAATCTGCTACATCTACTGCTCCAGTAGGAGGTACTCAGGGTTTATTCTCTGCTATCGAAGAAAGAGGTAACGTGTATCAAAACTATGCAAGTGGAACTGTAGCTCCAAGTACTGGAAACAGAACAGCTTTGCAGGATTTTGATTTTATTCTACAGAATCTTGACAAGCAAGGTGCTATTGAAGAAAACATGTTATTCTTAGATAGAGCTACTTCTTTGAATTTTGATGATATGTTAGCTGCTCAGAACTCTTATGGAGCTGGTGGTACTTCTTACGGGGTGTTTGAAAACTCTGAAGAAATGGCACTGAACTTAGGATTTGATGGTTTCAGACGTGGTTCTTATGATTTCTATAAGACTGATTGGAAATATCTAAATGATGCTACAACTAGAGGCATGGTAAACAATGTCTCAGGTGTATTAGTTCCTGCTGGAACAAGTACAGTGTATGATCAAATGTTAGGTACTAACATCAGACGACCATTTCTACACGTACGATACAGAGCTTCTGAAGCTGATGATCGTAGAATGAAGTCTTGGATCACGGGATCTGTTGGTGGAGCTGCAACTTCTAGTTTAGATGCAATGACAGTTAACTTCCTATCTGAGAGATGTTTGGTTACTCAAGCAGCTAATAATTTCGTATTATTTACTGCTACTAACCCAGCTTAGTATTAATTATTGTGATTGTTACCCTCGTCTTTTAGGCGGGGGTAATTATTACTTTTACTTATTTTTTTTATTAAATTTTATTATATTATGGCTACAAAAGCAAATACAACAACAGCAGCAAAAGCTGCTTCACCTAAAAATACGTGGGAAATTAAAGATAGAGCATATTATCTTCTTAATGGCAAATCACCAATAACATTAATACTAGCTAGTAAACATTCAAGCCAGTTTCCTTTAATGTACTTTGACGAGAACCTTGGGTACGAAAGAGAATTGCGATATGCTACAAATCAAAAATCTCCATTTGTAGATGAACAAACTGGAACAGTTACCGTTGCGCACATAGTATTTAAGGACGGTGTGTTATTTGTACCTAAAAAAATGCAGGCATTACAGAAACTACTGTCATTATATCATCCTCAAGCCGGTAAAACATATGCGGAACAAGATCAGGTTGCAGAAGCTATTGACGAATTAGGAGATTTACAACTTGAGATTGAAGCGCTTAATTTAGCTAATACTCTTGATGTTGATCATGCTGAGGCAATACTAAGAACTGAAGTAGGTAGTGCAGTAGCAAGTATGTCTTCTAAAGAATTAAAAAGAGACTTAATGCTTTTAGCAAAAGACAACCCAGCTTTATTCATAAGCCTAGCGCATGATGAAAATGTAGAGCTTAGAAGTTTTGGTATTAGAGCTGTAGAATCTGGAATTATTACTTTATCTGAAGATCAAAAAGTATTCAAATGGGCTTCTAATCAGAAAAAACTTATGACAGTTCCTTTTGATGAACATCCTTACTCAGCATTAGCTAGTTGGTTTAAAACTGACGAAGGAATGCTAGTATACAAAAGTATAGAGAAAAAAACCTCTTAACATGTAACTATAATTTATGATGGTAGGCTGACTTAACGTTGGCCTACCTTTATAAATAAAACAAAAAAATAATATGGCAATAAATGTAAATACGGTATATAAGACTGTATTATTAATACTCAACAAAGAAGAAAGGGGATATGTAACCCCAGACGAGTTTAATAAAATTGCTACTCAAGTTCAATTAGAAATATTTGAACAGTATGGCGAGGACTTAAATCAGCAACTGCGTGTACCTCAAACGGATACAGATTATGCAGATAGAGTTGCTGCTATTGATGAACACCTTTCTATATTTAAAACATCAGGCCCTGCTACTTATGTAGCCGCTGCCTCTCCAACACCTGCTCACTTTACATTACCAACTACTGACGTTTTTAATAATACGGTAGAGCTTTACAGGCTAGGTGCTGTTAACTACAAAGAAGAAGTCGAACTCCAAAGACTTCAAAGAATGGATTTTTATAACATTCAAAAATCTCCATTAACAAAATCAACAGAAACATTCCCAACTTACCTATTAGAAAATGAAAGGCTATTCGTAAAGCCTGATACTATTACTAGTAATATTAACTGTGATTTCTTAAGAAAGCCATTAGACCCTAAATGGGGATTTACAATCGGTGCAGTTGGACAATATGTTTATGATACCACATTATCTACTCAAATAGAACTGGATGTATCGGAACAGACGAGTTTTATATTAAAAACTTTATTCTACTTCGGTGTTGTAGTAAAAGACCCTCAAATCATTCAAGTTGCTGCTTCTCAAATCCAGCAAGAAGAAAACAACTCAAAAAGCTAATAAGATATGCCAAATCCAAATGGTGGTTTAATAACCGAAACTAATGCACAGTATTATTCAGGTCAGCAAGGCTTTATAGGTGATGGTACTACAGCATCGTTTGTCTGTAATTTTAACACGGACCTAGCTAATGCTGTTGCTGGGGCTTCTAATGCAAACTACGCGGTAACCTTGAATGGTGTTATTCAGGTAATAGGTACTAACTTCACTATGGTAAACAATACCATAACATTTAGAACTGCCCCTCTTGCTAACGATATAATATTAGTCACACTAAGTGTTAACGCACTAAGGTCTAACTATGGTGGCTATCAGTATACTAGCCTTAATGATATAATCAATAACTTTATTGTTGCATATGTTGGTGCTGGTAAGCTTATACCTAGCGTTAAAAGAACTGACGTTATATTCCATGCTAAACGTGGAATGCAAGAGTTTAGCTATGATACACTTAAAAGCATTAAGTCACAAGAACTTACAATGTCACCTAGCTTAACAGCAATAATACCACAGGATTACGTTAACTATGTTAGGCTATCTTGGATAGACGTAGCGGGTGTTAAAAGAATAATATACCCAAATAACAATCTAACAATAAACCCAGCCGAACCAATAATTCAAGACGATACAGGTCTACCAATACAAGATGCATTTGGTGAGAACATAGAATCTGATCCACCTGAAACAGTTCAGAAGTGGAGAAAAGCTGATACAAGTAGAATATCAGGAGCATTTACTACTGCTCAATTAAATAAAGGTCTTGATTTTAATAGAGATTATTGGGGAGATAGCTTTTGGGGCGGTGTAAATGGCGAAAGATACGGGGCTGAACCTCAATTAACGCAAAGAAACGGTTGGTTTGGTATTGATGAGGTTAGGGGAGTGTTTACATTCTCAAGCAACTTAAAGGACGCTCTTATAACCATAGAGTACATCTCTGACGGTTTAGCGTATGATTTGGATACTAGAGTCCCAAAGATGATAGAAGACGCTATGTACAGCCATATAAGCCATGCTATAATAGCCAGTCGAATTAATCAACCAGAATATGTGGTTAGCAGGTTAAAACGAGAACGAAGTGCAAAGCTTAGAAATGCAAAAATAAGATTGTCTAATATAAAGCTTGGTGAAATAGTACAGGTGATGAGAGGCAAATCTAAATGGATAAAATCGTAATATATGCCAGAAGTTAAAAATACTTTTATTGGGGCTAAGATGAATAAAGATCTTAATCCCAGATTGGTTCCGAGCAAAGAATATATAGACGCTAAGAATGCTGCTGTATTAAATTCAGAGAATGGAGACTCAGGTTTACTTCAAAACGTAGATGGCAATACTCTGCTTACTAGTCTAGGTTTAACTGACGAAAACTTAGAGATAATAGGTTTTTATATAGACAGAGCACTTGATAGAATGTTTGTTTTTGTAACTAACTGGAATGATACATCATTAGGTGATTCTACTAGGTTTGCTTCTGAGCAGTCTAGTCATTATATATGCATGTATAATATTTCTTCAGGTAAATCAACTGTACTAGTAAGTGGCAGCTTTTTGAATTTCAGCAAATCAAGCCGTATGCTTGGTATTAACCTGCTAGAAGATTTATTATTCTTTACAGATAATAGAAACCAACCTAGAAAGATAAATGTAAAGCTAGCAGCTGCAAATACCTCGTACTACACAGAAGAATCTAATATTTCTGTTTTAAAATACTTTCCTTGGAAAGCACCTCAGCTATCAAAGAATAAATTATCTAGCAATCAAACTAACAAATATCCTTTACTATTAAATAGTGAGTTTATAATAAAAACTAATTTTACAGGTGCTACAGATGGAACTTACACTGTATCGCCAGCAACTGACGGTAATGGTAGTGGCACTGAATTGAAAGTAAAAGTAGTTGGTGGAAAAGCAGATACCGCTACTGTAAGTGATCGATTTTCTGGCGATAATTATGCTATTGGTGATACTTTAACTGTAACGGGAATAACTGGTCAGGTTGGCGACTTAGTTGTTACAATTGGTAGTCAAAATATAGCTCAAATACCTACTTTACAGGATGTTATATCACCTGATTTACCTGGAGCGGTTAAGTTAACTAATGTAAAAAATCTGCTTGGTAATGCAGGATCAGGGTTTGTTGGAGCATTTGTATACGGTAACCCATTAAAAATTGGTTATAACTTAAATGCATTTAAAAATCCAGCTGTAATTTACGCTGCTAATAATATAGTAAAACCTATTATTCTTACGCAGTGGGATGGTACTGGCACGCAAGGATCAAATGAATTTGCATATAGTACAGCAGCAACTGGAGTAGCACAATCTGGAACTGGCTTGGTATTAAGCATTACAAATTGGGCCAATGACTTTCAAATTATTGTTGTCGAACGTGGTAGTAATTACTGTGAAAATCAAACAATTACCATTACAAGTAATCAGATGCCAGGTCTATCTCCTATTGTGATGGACCTAACATTAACACCTAGAGTGGGTGAGAACCCATTTGAGAGTTTAACTATTCAGTCTTTTAAAAATGGCATTATAACAAGTAAAAGTTCTAGTGGGGTTAATAAGCTAACATTATCAGATAATATAACTGTAACACAGAATGTTGCAACAAATCCAGGTGGAGTATCTAGCGTTCCAAACACAATAGAATTTTCTCCGTTTTTACAACCTGGACAAATTGCTGTAGGTGATGTAATGACTATCGGAGCAAACCCTGATTACGATGGCACATACGATGGTGATAATGACTTCATATCAGATAAATTTATAAGATTTAGTTATAGGTTTAAATTTGAAGATAACGAGCACTCTCTGATAGCACCTTTTTCACAAGCGGCATTTATACCTAAACAAGATGGGTATTTCTTAGAAGACTTTGTCCCTAGAGATATTAATGATGATACCGTTAACTCTGATGAAAACAGGGCAATAAAAAGCACTATAATAGCGTTCTTTGAGAACAAAGTAAACAAAGCTGGAATTGTTATAGATATGCCAGAAGGAGTTGATACTCCTGCAGATTTATATGATAAATTAAAAGTTGTAGAAATAGATATTCTATATAAAGATTCAGATGAAACTGGAATAAGATTAATAGATACTATAACAAAAGATGAGCTAATTGACTTGAAAACAAATCAATACATATATAATTATAAGTCGTCTATGCCTATTCAGACATTGCGTTCTGTAGATTTTTCTAGGGTAAGTGATAAAGCCCCAATAAGAGCCAAGGCTCAAGAGGTTGCGGGTAATAGAGTTATGTATGGTAATTACCTAGCAAGAACGACTAGACCTAATAGTCTTAGCTATAACATTAGCGTTAGTCCTAAGCAGGCATATGGTACATATAATTCGTTTGATACGGTTCAGTATCCTAATCATAATTTAAAGCAGAATAGATCATATGAGGTTGGTATAGTTTTAGCTGATAAATTTGGCAGGCAATCCGATGTTATTACTTCTGACAATTCTACTGTGTTTAGTAATTATAGACAGAGTAGAACTGGTCTTAATTCTTGGATGGGTGATTCTTTAAAAATATCTTGGACAAACTCTATACCCACTACAATTGGTACACCTGGGTATGCTGGGTTATATAGCGAAACAAACCCGCTTGGGTGGTATAGTTACAAGGTAGTTGTTAAGCAAACAGCTCAAGACTATTACAACATATATCTACCAACTATATTAAATAACACCCCAGCATCAAATACTTTAATAATAAACCCAATATCCTTTATTAGCGCTGGTGGTGTTCATGTTTTATCGGTTTCTTTAAAGGATGCAATATCTTCAGAATGGCTTGGCTCTATATTAACTGGGACTGACGCTAAGTTTACAGCAGGTGATAGTGTTGAGTTAATTCAAATATCAGGTGGCGGTACAATTTTACATTTTGATAATACAGCAGCACCACTTACTCTTGGAGAGGGTATACTAACTATTCCTAATTTTGATCCGCCAGTATCTCCTAACTTAGCTTATGTAACATTGTTTAGTGACAATATAAACAAAGTGCCTAGAGACTTAAAACAAGTGGCTTCTGATGATATAACATTTTCTAGCTCTGTAGAAGTATATGGTAGAGTTTGGAATAATAGATTCTATCAATACAAATCTTCTAATATTCAGTTTTTTCCTAATGATAATAAAATATCAGATAAAATAACTAGAGTAGGTACTAGAGACGCATTAGGTTTAAATGAAAATTCAAAAGGGTATATAACTAGTACCTCACCTTTTAATACAATACCATCTCCGTATGAAAAAGGCGGCAATCCTTTTATAGGAGAGGTTGCAACACAGAGAACAATTGGTGCTACTGGCGGTAAAGCAGTTAATCCGTATGTTACTTTTGAAAACGTTAGGTTAAACGTATATGAAACTGCTCCATTTGAATCCAATCTAGACATATACTATGAATCTAGCTCCTCTGGTCTTATATCTGAATTAAATAGTTATATAGCTCAAGACTCAAGTGTTAATCAACCAGCAGGTCTAATAGACTGGTCTTGGCAGCTAAGAGAAAGTGATACACCTGGAACATATGTTAATTTAGCGTGGTTTGACGTTTCAAATTCATTAGGAGATAGTATTACTTCTAATAATCTAACTGGACAAATAGCAAGTATAACTAACCCATCAGGAGCAAATTTTGGAGTAAACTTATTTACATTAGAAAGAAATGAAGATGCTGGGTCACCTGATCAATATAAGTTTAGACTAAAAATTAGTGCAAATAATTATTTTGTATTTAATAATTTAAGTGCAACAAACGATAGATATATTTTTACATTTAGGTTTACTAATTTAGTAAGTGGGATTAGCTACATAGAAAACGTTACAACTACTGTTGTAAATGAGTTAGATAATGTTGCGCCAGGATTCATAGGTGAACAATCACCATTTACGCCTTACCCAAATTCGCCAATAGAATTACGTACTACTGATACATTTTTAAAAGGAGCACTTGACGAAAGAACGTTTAACGGTACAAACGGGACGGCTAGTACTCTATCAAGCGATTTTAAAGAAGGTTTAGAATGGGAAATAACTAATGTAGAGTTTTATTGGGACGCGAAAAGTGAATGGAGGCCATACAAACCCTACTTTAACTTTAGCCCTATTAATAATTTTGGTGCTTATATGACAATTGATAAAGATACGTTTCTACAGCCATACAACGATATAAATGAAACACTTTCATATAATAGCATATTTACATGTTTAAATACTGCGTCACAAAGCGAGGGCGACGGCACTGGACTATTTAATATTAGTGCAAGAAACAATACGCAGTTTAGAGTATCATTAAGACTATTTGATGCTAGTGGTATAAACGGTTCTTTATCTACGCCATCAACAGCTCAATTTACACTCATAAAAAATACTAATAGATAGATATGGCCACAGTAAGAGAAATATCATACTTCAATTCATTTGTAGTTAAGAAATTAGTTAGAGCTCAAAATGGAGCTGGAGGAGGCTCGGCTACTTGGCCAGGATTACCTTGGAATCCAACTGGATATCCTAACTTCCCATTATTAGCAACACAAGATCCAGCGGAGCAAATATATACTTGGTATGTTGAAGAATCTAGAATACGAGGCGGTTATAATAATGACCAAGTTGATTTAGGGGTTAGAGCATACATAAGAGAAACTAATGATTCTGAGCTAATATTAGCTAATGGAATAATCTATTCTGGATTATATAACTCTACAACAGGATTTAACGATACAAATGTATTTTCTGTTGCTGAAAAAATAGAGAAACAGGTTGATCCAAGATATGGCCCTATACAAAAACTACATACAACTGACACTAATTTAATCATTTTTCAAAATGATAAAGTAAGTAATACCACAGTAGATAAGGATACCATATATACAGGTGATGGTAACGCAGTACAGACTGCATCTAATTTAGTATTAGGTACTGTAAACCAATATGCTGGAGAATATGGTATAAGTACAAATCCAGAGTCATTTTCGTTTAAAGGTAACAGGTTGTATTTTTCAGATAAAAATAGAGGTGCAATAATGAGATTATCGTTAGATGGTCTTACTGAAATAAGTGCATATGGTATGCGTGATTATTTTAGAGATAAGTTAGCTGATATATCTGAAACAACAGGATTTAGTCCTTTTGTTACCGTAAATGTATATGCAGGCCAAACTACAGGTGGGGCTCCATTTCCTACAAATTCTTTAGTGGTAAGTGATTCTGCTTCTGGGCTAGTGGGTAACCTAGAACTTGGCATGCAGTGCTCTACGTCCATGTTTGGCAATAGTAGCGTTTACGTTAATGCGAAACAATCTGTTGGTACATTAACAGGGGATTTGAATATACCTTCTGGCACGTCTTCACTAACTCCTGGAACTTATACAGTAATAACTGTTACAACATCTAGATACGTAGCAACACAGGTTGCCGCAACTGTCAACGTAATTGTTTCATCTGCAGGCGCAGTAGATAGAATTATTGTTCAGTCAGGCGGTACGTTTTATTCTGCTGGTGATGTACTTACAATACCTGGAAATTTAATAGGTGGAGCAACTCCCGCTAACGATCTTAAAGTTACGATAGTCGAAGCTAATTTAACTGCAATATCTACTACGCACAAACGCGTAACATTTGATAGGGTATTAAATTATTTAGATCCATTTGGCGTACTTGATTATCTTGATTATAGCTTTTACAGTTTAGTTAGCGATAAAATCGTAGGTGGTTATGATAACTATTACGACAACTATGTTGTCTCAATGCAAAAATCATCTGGTACTTACGATACAATATCATTTGCTGATTCAGTAAACGGATGGACTAGCTTCTGGGATTACAAACCTTCTTTCATAGATACTATTAACAATGTATACTATTCAGTAGAAGGCGCTAATATATGGAAACATTACGATCAATCGGTGATTAATAATAGAGGATACTTTTACGGAACTTATTATCCGTCTTCAGTAGAATTAACTTTTAATACTAATCCTTCTATTTCTAAGAATTTTAATACAATTGGATACGAAGGAACTAATGGATGGCAAGTTGATTATTTCTTGTCTGATCCAACAGGTGCTACGATGTTATCGGCTGAAACTAATAACTACAAAGATGAAACATCTTTTGTATACAGTTATGATGAAGGCGTATATACTGAAGATGGCGTAACATACAGAGTTGGATTCAATAGAAAAGAAAATAAATACGTAGCTAACTTAATAAATAAAGGCGTGTTGATTAGCGGTAGTAATGAAAGCGTTGAGTTTGGTCAGCCTGGACAAGTAGTACCTGGTATTAGTATGAGCGGTATAAAAGGGTTTTTTGCAACTGTTAAATTAAGTACTGATGATACTACCGATTTAGGTGGTAGCAAGAACTTATTTTGTGTATCTTCAAACTTTGTTAAATCTTAATTGTTTTTTTTTAAAAAAACTGTGACATTAGGCTATATATATTAGATAGTAATAGGCTATTGTCACAATAATTAAATAACATGGAATTAAAAAAAGTAAATAAAGAAATAGAAGACCTGCAGAACTTTATAATAGCAAATAACGATAATGAAGGGTTTTATGGTGACGGAATAAGTATTGCTGAATCACCTGAAGTGCCTATAAAACATAGCTTTGCCGACCAAATATATGTAAGGCAAATGAATATGAATGCTGGTCAGGTTATTGTTGGTGCAATTCACAATCATCAGCATGTATGGTTTTTATTGACTGGACATGTATCAATAAATAACAATGGTGAGGTAATAGATTATGTAGCACCTTGTTATACGGTATCTGAGCCTGGGTCAAAAAGAGTTATATACGCACATGAAGATTCTATATTTGTTAACATACACAAGAATCCTCTAAACGTAAAAGATATAAAAGAATTAGAGGAAGAAATAGTTTCTATGAACGTAGAAGAATTTAATAAAAAAAATAAGTAAATATGTCATTTGTAGTAGCGGGTATTATAGTAGGAAGTGGTCTGTTGATAAAGGGCACATCTCAGATTATTAGTGGTGCGGTAAAGAATAAAAATGCGAGAAAAGATAAGAATGAAGCACAGGTTAGACTGCTTAAAAACGAAACTAAATTAGCGCAGCTAGAGGCTTCTAGGCAAGAAATAATAAACCCATACGCAGATGTTAAGAGTCTAACTGGCGATATGTCAAATCCATTTGCTAATTTATCTGTGGCTACTGGGGCAGCAGAGATACAAATGCAACAATCGGATGCTGCATTAGCAAATACACTAGATACATTGAGAGCCACTGGAGCTGGCGGTGGTGGAGCAACAGCATTAGCACAAGCTGCACTACAAAGTAAAAAAGGTGTTGCTGCTAGTATAGAAAGTCAAGAAGTTGCTAATCAGAAGCTAAGAGCTCAAGGGGAACAAACATTGCAGCAATCAGTTATTAGAGAAAAAGAAAGACTTCAAGATGCTGAAATAGCAGGCTCTGGATTTATGTATTCTGAAAAAGAAAAAAGAGAGATAACTCAATTAGATAGAACACAGAATAAAATTGATATAGCTGAATCTGACAAAAGAAATGCCGAGCAAAGGAGAAGAGATGGAAATGAAAAAGCTGCAAAAGACGTTGGAGATTTTGGAATGGAGGTTGCTAAATTTGGCATTAGTACAATTGGTAAAACAGAAAATATATAAAAAAATATGGGTACTTATAGAAATCCTTCATTACAAAAAGGTTATACTACTTCTAATATTAATACTGGATCTAGTAGCGCTGGAAGTGGCTTAACACAAGCCATAAATGCTCAAAGACAAAGAGCTAGGGATGCTGAAATAGCAAGCAATGCAAACTGGGAAATATATGAAAGACAACAACTTGCTGCTGGAGACTTGCAAAAGCAAATTGGTGATGCTGTCGACATTCCTCAAAAAGGTGGTGGTACTAAAGGTTTTATAAATAAAGCAAGTCTTGAAGATGCTACAAGAGATTATGTTAAGGGTATTACCGAAGCAAAAATTAGACTAGAGTCTCATGATGGTTGGTATGATATGCTAGATGAAGACATAGCTACAGTCAGAAATAGTAAGAATGATATAGCTAGGCTTCCTGAAATATTTGGAGATTTCTCACTTGTTATGGATAAGTTGATGACTACACAGATGGGATATGCTCCAGGTGATATTAATCCAGATGGTCTTAACCCTCATCTGCATTTAGCAAAGTTAATTGGTAATACAACTAGTGGAATAGGAGGTGAAATTTCCTATAGAAGAAGCTATTCTGAACAAGAAGGTAGTACATGGGAAATGGTAGTTTCTGGAGAGAGTGTTGAAAAATTAAACAAAGAGCTATATGCAAAAACTGGTGACGAAAAGTATAATAGCAACGAGTATGCCTTTAGCTATAATCAAGTTAGTGACGCAGTAGGTGATAGTGATAGCGATGAGTATACATTTGGCGGAATGTTTAACACTAATCCTAACGTTCATGCAGAAACCGAAGATTTAAAAACTGCTAATATTCTTGACAACAATAATCAAGTAAGCAAGAGATTTATAACAACCAAGCAAGTTGTAAAGGGAAACCAAGTGTTTCAACAGGAGATGGTGGATGTCGCATCAGTTGCTAGAGAATTAAAGCCATATTCAAACGCATTTGCTAGTAGAGTTATAAATAATAACCAAGTTTTACAAGCCTTTATAACAAGTCGTGCGAGTATGCCGGCAAGTGGCGCTAGTGTAGAGCAGGTGGATGGAATGCAGCAGATTTCTTATATACCATATCAAAGAGATGAGAGCGGTAATATAAAAACAGATAAGAATGGTCGCGCTATTGAAGGTGAGAAAGTAACGCTTGGTGATAACGGTTTTTATAAGAAAATATCAAATAAAGATACACAACAATTTCAAAATTATACTAAAGAAGAGCACGATCAGATACTAAACTTTGTTCAAGATCAATTTATTAGAGATAATAACATTAATGCTAAAATAAACCCCGTATTAGATAGATCAGCAACGGATGCATTGGCTAGAAAAAATGCTGCTGATTTAAAAGAGCAAAGAAGACTACGAGCACTTGCAATTAAGCAAGGTAAAGAAAATGTGAACGAAAACATAATAACAAGCTCGCTTATTAAAAATCTTAAGCTATATGAGGCTGGAGATCAGACTGATTTTAGTGTGCTTGAGTCATTTAAAGAAGGACTAAAATTAACTCAAGATCCAGATGACTTGAATATACACAATGTGTATAGCAGAGAAGATAAAGACGGTAATAGAAAATTCTTGTTTACTGTTGATTTAGCAGAGCCAGAACAAGCACTGCAGATGTTATTACAACAAGGTGGTGCAAAAGCGTTTATATCTATTCCTGAAGAAAAAACTGCTACCACGCAAGATGGTATAAAACTTAGTGCTATTGTTGCTAACTTACCAAGTGAAATTACTGAAGAAACTTTTATGGAAACATTAAGTAAGTCTAATAAAGATCTTCTTACTAAGTATGGAATTACTGTATCAGAAACAGATGTTGGAAGTGATGTACTTCTAATAACAAGAAGAGATGGTAAAACTACTGAAATTGATCTTGAAGACGGCGAGTGGAAGAATAAGTGGAGAAAAATAATGAAAGACATGACAGCTACTAATACAACAGCAAAAGTAGATACTCCAACTAATATTAGCGAAGCATACAAATAATAGTTAAAAATTAAAACATGAACGAAGAGTTACTTGAGCTAGGTTACAGCAAATTAGAAACCGAAAGGTCGTATGATCAATACAAAATTGACATGCAAGAAAGTGAAGAGTTGAGGAAGTTGGTTTTTAACAAGATTGAAACTAACAAGACATACGATGAATTTATTACAGACTTATCATTTGAACCATTAGAGAAAGTATCTGATGAGATGGGAAAGTCAACTGCTGCTGTAACAAAGGGTGCGACTACACCAGCAAGTACGGGTTTAGCATCAAAGGATGGTTCATCGGAGTCACAAGAAAAAAATACAGCAATTGAAGATACTTTTGGCAAAAACTGGCTTACTAACTTTTACGGAGATCATGTAAGAGCATATGAGCAAGGTATTGCTTCTTCTAGGCTAGTAGACCCTAGTGCTACTGTAATGTTTGAAGGTGCTGCGGCGTCTGACCAAGCTGTGATGAACCTGTTAAACCAGCTAAAAGAAAATGCTGGCATGGTAATGCAAAACGACGAAGGAGTAACATGGGATAAAGTATATGACGAAGAAGGCGGTGGTTTTTCGGGATTCTTAGCTGCCACAATGGAAGCTCCTACGGCTCTTACTAGCATGTTAGTTAGGTCTATGTCATCTCAGTTAGGTTCTGTTATGAACTCTGACTATGTAGCAGCCGCAGGCACGGCTGGCGTAGCGTTAGGTGCTACTGGTGGATCAGCATTTGGAGGAGTTGGAGCAATTCCAGGAGGTCTGGCTGTTGGAATGGGTGCTACTATGGGCATGATGGAAGCTTCACTTACATTTATTGAGCTACTACAAGAAGAAGTGGGTACTGAGTTAACGCCGAAAAATGTTAGAAGTGTACTCGAAGATCCAGATAAGTTACAAAACCTAAGATTAAGAGCAGGTGGTAGAGGTGCTGTAGTTGCGCTTATAGAGACAGCTACTGCTGCATTATCAAAAGGAGCGGCTGGTAAGGTTTTCAGTAAGCTTGCAACACCAGCAAAGACAACTTTAACTAGAGGCTTAGGAGCGGCTACGGCAGCTACAGCAGGTACGGTAACTGAAATGGCTGGTGGTAGTCTTGGTGAGGCAGGAGGTATGCTTGTAGCAGGTCAAGATTTTAACTTTAAAGAAATAGCTTTAGAAGGCGTTGTTGGATCCGTAGGAGCAGCATACACCGCTTTACCTACTATAGTATCTAAAATACAAAAGCAAGCTGATCGTGTTGCAATGACAAATACAGCTTTAAAAGCAAAATTTGGTAGTGCACGCGAAGTGTTTATGTCAAATGATAAAGTAGATAATGTAGCTGTTGAAATTGCATCGAAGAAAGGTAATGTTAATGCGTTTCAAGAACAACTAGATTATGACGTAGCAAATAAAAAAATAACTAAACAAGAAGCAGAGGTAATAAATAAAAACTTTTTAAATGTACGCGAGCAAAGCAAGAGATTAAAATCATTCAATCTTCAGTTTAATCAAGGAGAGATAGTTAACAAGCTAACTAAGATGGATGTCCTTAAGGAAGAAATCAAAACAATAGATGATCCTACATTAAGTAAAGGTAAGTTTGCCGAATATGAAAGTTTAAGTGAAGAAATAGGAGTATTAGTAACAAAAGATCAGATTGATACTCAAATTGAAAAAATAAAAAAATTAAAAGGTAATGTAGATGGTTTAACTGTTGAAGCTCTTAGCGATTCAAATGCAGTTAGGGCTTATATAGATAAGGAGCACGCTGATAACAAAAAGTTAAAGCAAAAGAAGAATGACACAAAACAAGAAAGTGCTGAGTTTCAACAAGGCTTTATAATAGATAAAGCTGATGGATCAAAGGTAATAGTAATAAACAGAGATGTAGCTATAAAAGAAAAAGCAGTAAACATAGCTGGTCATGAGTTTTTACATGCTGTATTATTTAATACATTAAAAGCTGATGATACATTTCAAAAGAACCCTAACAAAGCAGTGGCTTTAGGTGGTAGCCTAAATGATATGCTACAAGATTTAGATAAAAATCAATTAGATGAATCAGGATTTACACAGCGAATAGAACAGTACAAGTCGCCTGGAGATAATGCAGTTGCAGCAGAAGAGGTTATGACTGCACTATCTGATTTTCTAGCATCGGATAAACTTAAATTTAAAGAAAACGCATTAACTAAAATTGGTGATTTTATAAGACGTAAACTTCAAGACTTTGGAGTCAACATTAAATTTGACACTAGCAAGGATGTTTATAATTTTGTAAGAGATTACAATAAAAGCATAGCCGGAACTAAAGGCTTGAATAGGGCACAGAAAAAATTAATAAAAGAAGGTGCTAAGGGTAAATTAATAGATGCCGCAAACGCAGCAACAAAAAATAAGACCAGCATAAGCGTAGATGGTGAAACAGTATCGTTCTCAAAGAAAGATCAGTCATTAAGCGATTCAATTACTAAGTCAGTTCCAGAAGTAATGACTAAAGATGAGTGGGACTCTGTGCATAGTGGTACAGTGTACATGGATATAATTGATGGTAATAAGCTTCACGGATTAATCAGAAACGAAGTGACTAGAAGAAACGTTCCACCTGAATCTATATCTGAAGACTTCTATGAAGATGTTAAAGCAGCTTTATATGAAAAAAGTATGCTAAGGTTTGATCCAACTAAGAATGATAACGTTGGTGCATTCTTGCTGTCTGAGCTTGTTAGGTTTAGAATAGGCGATGTTGTAAATAAGTACAAGGAAAAAGGCTTATTTGAATCTACAGTAGCTGCAGATAATGCCGAGTTTGTGCAAGAAGATACAGCTAGTATGGTTGAGTTTGATGCCATAATAGAAGATACGGAGACTATACAACCAGAGTATCAAATTAAAGCCGCAGAAAGACTTCTAACTGATCCTGATATATTACAAGAGGCAAGGGAAACCATAGAAGATGAGATGATGAATCCAGATTCTAAGAAGTTTTCTCTTAAGAAACTGCCAAACTGGGCTGCAACAGCATTAGCAAAGCAGATTACACTAGATCCTGAAAAGCCTTTTCCTGCAAAGAAAATTGTGAACCTTGGTATTAACCTTACTAAAGGTGAAATGAGAGAAGGTCAAGTATTCATTGTGAACAATGCTGAGGTGTTAATGAAGATACTACCAGAAGGCGCAGTCTTAAAGGCCGCTAGTGATAAGTTACTTGAAACATCGACAGGCTTACCTAGTAATCTTCTTAATGCATTTTATGTAAAAAATCCTAGGATAAGTAAAGGTCAAGGGTTAAAGCCATTTAAGAAAAGACGTGACATAACAAAAGAAGAATTTTTTAAATACTTTAATTTAGCACCTAGTGGCATACCTATTAGAGACGAAAAAGGTGAATTGCCAGACGGTAAGTCTGAAATTGGTCAGAATATAAAAGGCATGTTATCTGTATCTAGTAGGTTAATAACAAACCAACTAGTTAGGCAGATTGGCTTAAAACAAGATTATCCAATCAGTGAAAACCAGGCTCTAGATATAAGAGGTGGTACGGCTGAGATAATGTTTAGTAAGTCTAATGTTAACGGACCAATGTCTACATACGGTGATCATGATTTGCTTCTTGATGTTAGATTCTCGCTAAGAGACAATTATGTGTCAGAACTTAGATCAACTTATGATTTAGAGGTTGAACCTGCTAAGGAATATGTAGAAAATTTCTTCAAGTGGGTTGATCATAAAAAACGCCCATGGTCTGATAGTGAAAATGAAGACTTTAAGGATGAAGTTACAAAGCTAGGTTTATACTGGATAATTAAAAGTTCTGACAAGGAGAAGGCAGCTAAATTTAAAGGCAAACCTTTAAGAGAAGAAGATAGATACCAAATACCTTTAGCTCTTAGTACTGCTAATGCAAATAAAGTTGACCCATATGCTTTTAACAGTCCTGGAGAGCTATTAAATAAATTTACTGCTGTAAAAAAAGAAGCTAAAAAACAATTAGCTCCAGATAGTCTTCCTTCTATTACAAAGTTTGGAAAAGAAGAACTAGGTATTCAATTATATACAGTTGAAGGTAGCAAACAGGGAATGTTGGATGTTAGAAAATTAAACGATTTTTATTATGGAAACAGTTTTAATGGATGGTGCATAACAAATAGACTAGACGCAGATTCCAAAGATGTTAGAGAAGCCAATGAAGCTGCAATTAAAAAGTACGGTAAATATGCAGTGTTACAGTACGAAGATAATCTGAAAACGGCTTTAGGGTTTTGGGAAAATAACTATCCTGGCCCAAAAATGCTAGCGTTCAAAGACAATAAGTTCCTTGGTTTGCAATCAAGCCAGGGTGGGGACGTTCAGGAATGGAACACTAAAGAGAATAAACAGTCTGATAACCTTGAAGTTCCATCAGGCAAAAAAGAAAAAGCATCTTTTAAAGATGCAGATAGGAATGATACTAATGGTGATTTAACCATTATTGAGAAAATACCCACTTATAATATTCTAAATGAATTATTAGAAAGTGAAATTATTGACGACCCTATTGAAATCGGTAGCAACTGGAATACCGAAAAAGTTATTTTTCCTGATAAAGCCTTCATATCTGGCTACGAACAAAAGATTCGCAAAGGTGGAAATCTTATTAAAAGAACTTTTGACACAGATAAAGTTTTAAAAAAAGAAGTTACTACTAAAAAAGGCATAAGAGTAAAAGATCATACTATTAGTAAAGTTACTGGTTCTAGATTCCATTTTTTTAGAATTGGACGACAAGGTGAACTTATAAAAATGGATTCTGCGACGAATGAAAATCAAGCAGAGCTTGATTATAAGCTTGAAGCTGAAGGAATGTCTAATCAGTTTGAAACAACAGAGTTAATTAAAGAGAGTGATAATTTAGATAAACGTGAAGATGAAAATGGTGCACCTTTAAAGGTAAAAGAAACAGAAATATCGAGAGCTTCCTCAACCAGTAAATCAAATTTATCAGAAGTAGACATAGAGTATGTTGAATCTTATATTTCTACTGATATAATAACTATAATATATATAAACAGTCCTAACAGTCCTACGCCGGTGGAAGTAATAACGAGTAGAATAGAGGACCAAGAAGTAGGAGACGCTAGACATACTATTGTTTACAAGCAAATTAATGGAAAAAAATATCTTAGTAAAATGGAGATTTTAGGGTCTCATCTTCCTGAGCATAAAAACGCTAGAGAAGAATTAATAAGAAACTTAGGCATAGAACCGACTATTGAATATTACGAAGAAATCGCAAAGATTGATGCAAATGGGAATTTTAAAAATGCAAAAGGTGTATTTAGTGCGTATAAGTATTATAGAGATGTGGAGATACCAAAATATACGGGGTTTAATGTATACAAGTTTAAAGCATTTAGTCGTGAAACTTTAAAAGCATTAGAAAGTGAAATAGTACCACTAGATGATAATAATGTTCCTGATATGAACCAGGAAGGTGCAGTATTATATAGTAAGAGCCTAGGGAACTCTATGGAAAAAGCAACAAAAAATAACAATAAAATGCTACCCAAGTCCAAAAGACTTAAAGGCAATTTTACTAATGATCAGGTATTAAATGTAATGTCTGAAGTAGATGATGATAGAAACGTATCTTACTCTAAATCTTATAATAAAATAAAACAGGCAGAAGATTTAAATGCAGATTACAATAAGTTAATATTAGAACCTTTAACCGGAATACCTGCTACTGATAAAATATCTGAAACTAGAGCAGAGCTAATAGGTAGAACGAAGTCTAAGGTTAGATTCTTTATTCCTCCTGCTGCTGAAGATTTTGTAGGTTTATTATATTCTACATTAGGTAAAGGTAAGGTTGGTGAAAAACAAATGGCTTGGTATAAAGAACATTTACTAGATACATTTGCAGATGGTGCTAATAATGCTTCTACTGCAAGAACTACATTAATGCATCAGTTTAAAGTGCTTAAGGATCATTTAAAGGTAGTTCCTAAAGACTTGAAAAAGCAAGTACCTGGTTCTATTTTTACCAAAGAACAGGCCTTAAGAATACATATATGGAGATCGCAAGGAGATAAGATACCTGGTGTTGATGCTAGAGACTTAAGAGAGGTTGCTAAGTTTATGAATAGTGACCCAACATTAATGACATTTGCAGTTACATTAAAGAAACTTCAAAAGAGCCAAGGTGTTGATCAGTGGCAACCTCCAACAAATAGCTGGAGAGGTGGTTCCATAGAAACAGACTTATTAGCAGCTTTAAACACTGGCGTTAGAAACAAGTACTTAAAGAAATGGCAAGACAATGTTGATATTATATTTTCTAAAGAAAATAAAAACAAACTAGAATCTGAATTTGGAAAAGGATATGTAATAGCATTAGATAACATGTTAAATAGAATGAAGACTGGTAGAAATCGTATTGCTACTAAAGATCGTGCTACTTCAAAGTTTTTAAATTGGATCAATGGTTCTGTTGGTGCAATTATGTTTCTTAACATGCGATCTGCGTTACTACAAACAATATCAGCTGTTAACTTTATAAACTGGAGTGATAACAATGTTTTAGCCGCAGGCAGAGCATTTGCAGATATAAAGCAATATACCGCCGATTTTAAAACACTTTTTAATTCTGACTTCTTAGTTGAAAGACGTGGAGGCATGAAAATGGAAGTTACTGATTCTGAAATAGCTGATTTGGCTAAAGAAGGTGGTATGGCAGGTGCTGTTAGTAAGATATTGCAAGCAGGATTCTACCCTACAAAGCAAGCAGATAGTTTTGCAATTGCTTCTGGTGGTGCTGCATTCTATAGAAATAGAATAAACTCGCTAGTAGCTGGTGGTATGGACCTGAAGGAAGCAGAAAAACAAGCATTCCGTGATTTTAGAGAGACAGCAGAAGAATCACAGCAGTCTAGTAGACCAGATAAAATTAGTCAACAACAAGCTGGGCCAATGGGACGTGTTCTACTGGCTTTTGCAAATACGCCAGCACAATATGCAAGACTAATGAAAAAGGCAATTCTAGACCTTAAGAATGGCCGTGGCAACCCAAAGGAACATATTTCTAAGATAATATATTATGGTGTTGCTCAGAATTTACTATTTAATGCCTTGCAAGCCGCGATATTTAGCTTAGCATTTGGTGATACAGATGGTGATGATGAAGAGAACGCAAAAACAGTAAGAGTTCTTAATGGTATGGTAGATTCTATATTAAGAGGTACTGGTTTTGTTGGTGCTGGAGTATCTATAGGCAAGAATGTTATTTTAAAAATAATAGAGCAGTCAGAAAAGAAACGACCTGATTACGCTGATATTGCATGGGAAGCTGTTAAGTTGTCACCACCGCTATCTAGTAAGATTCAAAAACTAAGAACTGCTGGTAACACTGTTTCTTATAACATGGATGAAATAAAAGAGAAGGGATTTTCATATGACAATCCAGCACTATTAGCTTCTGGCAGTGTAGTATCTTTTGCTACAAACGTACCTATGGATAGATTAATTAAGAAAATGGATCATGTAATGACAGCATCGACACAAGAGATCGAAATGTGGCAAAGAGTTGCATTACTTGCTGGTTGGGATAAGTGGTCATTAGGTTTGATTGAAAAGAAAGGAGACAAGGCTACGTTTAGACAAACCAAGGAAAGAGTAAGAAAGAGAAGACAGGATAAAAAAATAATTTGGAAATAATACTATGGGAAAAATATCACCAGCATGTAAAGCTGCAGCTAAAAGAAAATACAAGGTATGGCCTAGTGCATATGCTTCAGGGTATGGAGTTAGATGTACTAAGGCTGGAGGACCTAAGATGAAGAGTAAAACAAAAGGTGGTGGAACAACGAAGGTATGTCTACCTGCGGCTAAGGTTAAGTCGATGAGCTCTTCTGAGAAAGCAAGTGTTGTAAATGCAAAGAAAAGCGCTGGACAAAGCGGAAAGAGACAAAGGTCATCTAAGAGTAATGTTAAGGGCGCAAGAAAGAAGGGCGCAACATTAAGAGACTGGTTTCAAAAAGAGAACTGGGTTAATGTATCTACTGGTAAAGAATGTGGAAAATAAGGAACACAGATAATTAGGCGTACCATACCTAAAGTTCCTGTAACCAAAAAAGGGGAGGCCATCATAGCTTCCCCTTTTTTAATACAAGTGTATAGCATAGTTAGCCGTCACAGCTCAAGCAATCAGGGTCCATTGCATTAGCAGCAATATCACCTCTAAGCACAGACTCTGTGCGAACATAATACAATGTCTTGATACCTTTCTTCCAAGCTTCATAATGAACAGTGTTAATCCACTTAGGTGTTGCCTCTGAGGGAAACGCTAAGTTTAAACTAACAGACTGGTCAATGTACTGCTGGCGTATGCCTGCCTGATTAACTAACTCTAATTGATTAATCTCTTTAAAGGTTTTATAAACCTCCTTGATAGGCATATCCCAATCCCCTATTAGTATATCATTTAATTCATCTACACCTTGAATTGAACCGCCATCTCTAAGTATCTTGTCCCAAATAGAATCATTGTTTAGTCCTATGTCTTCTAAGGCCTGTTCTAAGCTCTTATTACGGCGTATAAACGTTCCTTTAGCAGATTGATCAGTAAATACATTTGCAGCCCAAGGTTCGATCCCTGGTGATATATCCCCAGACAATTTAGAGTTTGATACTGTTGGAGCAATTGCCCTTAGGTGCGTGTTGCGCATTCCTGTACCGACACACCATAATGGCTCACCATATATTTCTGCTAATGCCATTGAAGCTCTCTCACTTTCAATCTTAATCTGAGAGAATATCTTACGAGTCTCGAACTGTGCAAGTAAACCCTCGAACGGAATACCTTTCTCTTGCAAGTAAGTATGCCACCCTAAAACGCCTAAGCCAATAGCTCTACCTTTCTGAGCTGAACGTACTGCGTTCTCAAATCCCCTAAGACCTTTAGCCTTCTGAATAAACTCCTCCATGACGCCATCTAAAAAGAAAGTAGCGTCATAAATTAAGTTTGTATCCTTCCACTCTTCGTATTTCGCTAGATTTAAAGAAGATAAACAACAAACAAAACTATGATTTTCATCAGTATGTAAGGTTATCTCAGAACATATATTAGTCATATGAACCTTTAGCCCGTTATCTTTATATGCCGGTGGATTTGCTTTATTAATATTTCCCTTGAACATAACATAAGGTTCTCCAGTAGCCTTACGCTTTCTAAGAAGGTTAGACCATTTTCTTCTAGCCTCTGGATCACCTTGCTCTAGCTTACGCATAAACTTATCTCCAACTATAGCACATTGGTGAAGGTTAAGTGACTGTCTATTAACGTCTCCCTTTGGTTCTCTTATTTCAAGCCAGTCCTCAAAATCACCATGCTCAATATTGATATTGACTGAAGCTGCGCCTCGTCTTACTGAGCCTTGATTCGTAGCAAGAATAGTTGAGTCATATATCTTACAGAATGGTACGACACCATCAGACGTTCCGTTACCAGTAATCTTAGTTCCAGCAGGTCTTATCTGATTGATACCAATACCTACTCCACCTCCATGCTTTGCAAGCAGCATCATCTCAAGATTCTTCTGACCTATGTCTTGAATTGAATCAGCAACATCAATACCAAAGCAACTAATAGGAAGACCCCTGTCAGTACCGACATTTGAAAGAACAGGACTGGCAAGACATAACCAGCCTTTCCAAATATATTCGAAAAAAGTGTCAGCCATCTCTGGCTTGTATAATCTTCTTGCAATTGTCTTAGCCACTCTATGGTATGCCTCCTTTGGCGTTTCCCCATCAAATAAATAACCACCTGATATGGTCTTCTTATAAACATCTGTATCTCCCCACTCAGGAAAATCCTCTCCTTTAATCCAATTTTCATTCCACATTATGATAAATATAATATTGCGTAGGCTATTGCTACGTTTAAGTTAATTAATACTAAGTTCCATTGTTTTGCTACAAATACTTGAGGTATACATATAACCCCAGCTATAACATAGGTAATCATCCCTATTTTATCTGGAAGTAGATGGGGACTCACCATTGCGAATGCTGTCCCCATATATCCCAACCTACTCGAAAGTCTTTCTACTGGAGTCAACCTCTTCGGCTTCACCAGACTCTTTAATAATCTTTTGCTTAAGCTTCTCAATTGCTTCATCATAATCAGGCATTAGTTTCATTGTCTCTATAGTTCCTATAGAAAAATCTTTTATACTATTAATTTCATTTATTAGACCTTGAACTACTCTAGTTAAGGAATCGATCTTCTTCTGCATTTCAATTAATGTACTCTCTTTCATATTACTTTATTAACGTTTCTATAATTTACTTTTAATTCTGTATTTTTTTTTATATTTCTTTTTGCAATGCAAATTTTACTAATCATAGAATATTCTTTATTATTATAAGGCACAAATTCTACATTACCATTTCTACTGTGGTTTACCCATCTAGCTAATGTTGTTCTTTTATCATCCATTATAACTGCTCCTATAATATCAAATTTATTAAAATTTTTATTTGCAAAAATTCCTAAGCCATTAATTTTAGATTTTTTCTTATAGTAAAAAGAACTTTCTATTTCTATTAAGTTATCAATATCTTGGTATTTCATCCAAGCCATCATTTCTTTTTCTGTAATTTTAAGTTCTTTTAAAAATAATTTAAAGTCTTTCATAGTAATTATAATTCGATATAATGAATCATTTATAGTTCATTAACAGCCAAAATGATAGCTAATGAATCATTTATAGTTCATTGGTATTACTACCAAATATCCTCAAAATCTTCTCCTTCACCCGCTTTACTATAGTCTGTCGAACGAATAGCAAAAAAATCAGTATGGGTGTGACCACCAGTAAGATGGTAAAACCAATCCAATTTCTTAGCACTTTCCTCATCAAAAGAAAAATAACTACCAAGATCTGTATAACCAATTTCATATAGCTTTTCATTTGTTCTTTTCTTTATAAAGTTTTTTAAATCAGTAGAAGACATTCCTTCAATGTCACCCATCTCGAACATTTTATCAATGTAGTTTAGTTCTAACTCAACCATAATTTTAGCTGCCTCTATAACGTCATCCTTAACTAAAACTCTTAAGTGTACATCCTCTTCACACATCTGGTTAAATAATTTACAACCCATCTTACTATGCAGTGATTCATCGCGCACAGACCATTTCATTTGTTGTCCAATACCTTTAAGCATATTACGTAACTGGAAAGAATACAAAACAGCAAAAGCGCTGTATAAGCTAACGCCCTCAGCAAAGGCTGAAAAGATAGCAAGTGATGTAGCAATACCAGTACGGCTATTTCCGTCATAAGCCATAAGATTATTAAACCTATTAGCCGTTGCCGGCTGATGTAAGAAAGCTTCATAATTTTCTAATTTTAATGTTTCGTTTAAATAGCTATATGCTACAGCGTGTACTGTTTCTTGAGAACCGAACATCATAGCCATCTGCTGTATCTCATGCTTTGGAAACCAGTGAGTTACCTTGTTAGTCCAGTAGTCTGAAACTGCACATTCAGTCTGAGCAAATCCTAATAGGATATTTCCTACTAGATTCTTTTCTTTATCCGTGAGGTTCTCATTCCAGTCCTTAACGTCTCCTGACATGCTAATTTCTGTATGTAGCCAGAATGCTTGTGCTTGCTTCAACCAGCCCTCCGTATAATATTCGGGGTATTCAAATGGTTTGTAAGCTAATCTAGGTGTAAATAATGACATAGTTTTTATTTATTTTTATTTTGGTGTTTTTCTATTATATAATCAAGTTCTTGTTTGTGAACCTTATATGTTTTTCCAATAACAAATGTCCATAAAGTACACCAAACAATTGTGCTTACTGCAAATCCAACCACTATTCCTTTCCAATAATTATATTCTTTATTCATATTCCGTAAATTTTACATACCTATAACAAAGTGTATAAGTAATTTTATTGTATCACTATCGTATATTTTCGTGTCTTATCGTATCAAACTACTCTTATACACAAACCGTTATGTGATATTACTCAACCAAATCGTCTATATTAATATTATGTTCATTTAAAAGTTCTTGTATTTTAGTCCAAGCCTTTTCATATTCATAATCTGTGTGTTTAAATTCACGCCATCCATTATGTACAAGCTCCCATATAAAACAAGCCATATCATTACATTTAGAAAATCTCTTTATTTCAGTTGGATTATTACTTTCAAATATTGCTTTCATAATTTAACGCCACATAACAACGTATATAAAACATTGCTTTTGTGGTATTTTATTTAGTTTATTAATAATTCAATTCTTTTTGTTTATCTATTAATTCCTTTAACAGTATCTTACCCCTGTTATTAAAGCTCCACTTACACCATTTATCAAGCTGACGTTCGGCATATTTTTTACGAGCTACTGATTTTTGTGCTCGAGTATTAACTCGACTGTTATGTCGCATTCCTTTTGATTTTGTGGTTTATAAAGTACTGTATCTGGATGTGTATTTGCTATTAAATTCTTAAACAACTTATATCTCATTGGAAAGGATTCATTAGCCCTACCCTTCGTTTCTATTATAAAGTTCTCACCTTCGAAATCTGGGGTATATTTTATACCTAAGATCTTCTTGTTGCCCCTGTTCTTGTAATCACCCTTGCCATTTGCTTGTCGCTCATAACAGTCTTGATTAAAGCTAAACGAAGGTAATAACTCAAACGACCTTAACTCATAAGTAAACTTTATCTTAGCCTTCCTTAGAGCTATGTACATATACTTCTCAAGGCCAGACGCAAAGTCGATACCATCATATGATACCTTCTTTGATCTTACTGGACCTTTCTTTCTTTTAAATTTAGTTTTCATTATTTCTTCTTTTGTATTCTTCCCATAAAAAGAATACTGATGTTATTGCAATCAACACCGCCATTCCTAACATACCACTGATTAATACTTTCATACTGTATTGTTTTTTATGCATTGTCTGGCGGCTTCAATATACAATAACGAATCCATTAATTCTTCTTGTACATCAATTAAAAATCTATCAAGATCTTTTTTTTCACCAACTATTTCTTGCATCATAGTAGCGCCATATTTTTCTTGACCAATAATACTACGATCATCCATCTTCTTAAGTACTTTAAGTACTATCTCGTCTTTTGTTTTTATTTTCATTTTTAGTCTTTTTGAAATGTACCATCAACCATTTTACCAGTTCTAGATTTTATTACATCATAAGCAGAAGATATACAGTCTTCAATATTATGACCTCTTAGTTTTGCTAGGTTGGTTAAAACAACAACCATATCACCAATTGCATCAATAACCTCAGGTTCATCATTCTTAAGTATAGCTTGAGCTAATTCACCAGCCTCTTCCATAAGCTTGACATATTGAGTTTTAGCATCACCAGACTTGTATATACCTTTTTCGGTAGCCCAATCTCTAATTAAATCATAAATATTAAGCTCATGGTATTCTGTAGTTTTATTTGCGTAAAATTCTTCGTGAAACGCTTTGTTATATATAAAACACCTATTGTTATTATACATTGAAGTATTAGTATTCTTCATGATCCAAGGTATTTTATCTATAGTTAATTCAAACTCTCCTAAGTGTGTTTCCCATGACAACCCCATAATATCCATTAATCTTCCTTTTAACTTACTTACTGGAACATCAAATGTTGTAGTTTGTTCTGTTACATTTACTTTCATATCATTTTTATTTTTTAAGTTTTTATAAAGCTGTTGATCAACCTTATAGTTATATTTTTTTTGTAATTCTACTTCTAATCTAGACACATGATCTATATCGGTAGTTTCTAATACTATCTCATATTCACCAGGCTTATAGCCTTGTTGCTTATGTATCCTTTTTTCTGGGTTTGACGTTACGCCTATCTTCTTGCCTTTAATGTGATATAAGTAGTATTTCATATTACTATAGTTTATTGTTATACAAATGTAAGTTATGTGCGTGATGGTAATAAGTTCCTACTGCATATCCGGTCATTTTAGATACCAAACCTTGCAATAATGAAAAACAGTATTGATCATTGCAGAAACCGTACCAGATGTCATTAGAACGCATATAGACAGACATGTTAAGTCTATCATTTAATACTGTAAATTGAATCGCGTATGTGCAAGGAGTATCTTTAGTATACTTGCAAGCCTCTTTGCCATCGTATATACTTATAGCAGCTTTTCTAGTATTAGGATTATTTTTTAGTAGATTAACCACATGATCTAACTGTGATACATTCATACTTTTTCTTTGCCATTGGTAACCATAGTTAGAATTAACTACGCCAAATTTATCACACATGCTCTGCCATATCTTAGGTATTTTACCGTATATAAGACCTAGTGCTTTTACATTAGGTTCACCAGTTAAATACCACTGCCATTCTGCTTCCGCATACTTTTCATTCCATGCTCGATCAGCAGAGTGTATAGCATTATCCAGTGGGTCTTCTATAGTGAACCCAACATTAAATAAAGCTTTTGTATTGTCGAAATCTACACCTTCAGTTATAATCCTATCCATTAGGTAGGTATAAGCTTCATCAGCGTTTTTAAATTTATTTCTCATATTATTAATTTACAAATATAGTTTACTTTTTATACTTATCGTAGTAGTATGCGTAATATTCGTGTAACTGTTTCCAAATAATATCTTTACCGTATAAATTAGGTGATTTGTTTTTTTTACCACTTATATTTATTTCTATATACCACTTGCCACTAATATCTGCAACTGGATATATAGTTATATTATTATTCATGCACCATTTACTAGCGGCATACTCGTGATTAGTAGGCATATAAGTACCCATTTTCCATTGCTTACTACTAGTTTTCATTATGCTTCCCAAGGCATAATCTCATTTACTATTGAATCAGACACGTGAGGTATAAAGCATCCTGATTTAGGTTCCCATGTAAAATTAGCTTCAGCACCGTTCTCTCCTAAGTTTTGAAACTTAACCTTAAGAACCTTAGCCTTGACAGTCTTAGCATCGTAGTCTCTGTGAACTAGTATACCGTGGTAGCTTGCATCATACCATTCACCGCCACCTTTAATATTATACATAGTAGGCTCTTCAATTTTTCCGTCTTTGTCTTTATACATTTTAGTAGGGTGAGCAACTATGAATACTAGTACATCATACTTCTTTGCAAAAGATTCTATCTTAGTTAAATACTCCATAGTATATCGATTTACATCTTCAGTCTTGCAATCAACATCTCTTACCTTATTAAATGGATCAATTACAAGGCATTTAATACCTTTACGCTTGACCAGCTCAGCGCCTTTACGTAGTACAGACTCTAAGGTATATCGTTCCATGTCTATATGAAAGTAACTACTATTGCAATGATCAGCTATAGTATTCCATTGGTCTCCATCTATATCTTCTTTAGTAGGCATACCCTGCCATGTCTTACGCATTAGCTTATGTGCATGTAGATATGTTGGTGCGTTCTCTGGAGATGCAAAGGCAGTCTTCCAGCCATAATTCTTATTATAACCAACAACCATTTGGTCTACGAAGTCTGATTTACCAGATGAAGGTATACCAGTAACAGTTATAAACTGACCTGTATACGTAGAGAATATATTATCAAAGTTTTCTAATCCAATTTGAAACCCTTTTTTAAATCCATTCCTAACGAAGTCAGTAACTTCATCTTCTATATCTCTAAATGTTGTAACGTTTTCTAGTGGAACTGGCTTTGATCCATTTATTCTACTGCTAAGTTTTTCTTTACCATATTTAATTAAGTATTCGTTTGCATCTTTACAGTCGTCAAACGTAGCAATGTAGCATACCTCAGCACCTAGCCTTCTAACTAGTTCTCTTTGAAGTGCTTGGCCAGCAGGATCAGAGTCAACTGCTAATATAATTTTCTCTTTATCCTCAAGATAATCAATACAATTATCTAAGTAGTCTAAGTTATTAGTGTTTAATGTTGCTCCATTTGGAACTGAAATCGCATTTTTAATTCCGGCCTCATGAAGTGCAAGCACATCCATTTCACCTTCAACAATAATACAGTTATTATATCCTACAACACTATTAATATTATAGAATATCTTCTCAGCACCTTTATATAATTTAAAGTTTTTGCGACCGTCACGATACTTTATATTGATCAATTGATCACCCATAAAGTAGTTGAACTGTATTGCATTTTCGTTCTTACCTGTTTGAGGCATAAACTCTTGACCTTCACTTACGTGTAGGTCTTTGAGTGTCTTACTAGATATACCTCTGTCTGAGAACCATTCTTCAACTTTGGTTGTGTGTATTTTATTAGAAGCTATAGTTTGAGGTCTAGTATATACTTTTTCAGAAGCACCCTTACGTTGGTAAGTATGTAGTTGAAAACTAGTATTACAGTTGTGACAAGTACCAAGACCGCGTTCCCAATCGTAGGAAGCGCATTTAGCTTTTTGATTTTTATCTTTCCTATCGGAAGAACACAAGGGACAAGTCCCCTGTGTTTTACCTTCTTCTAAGGAATATATATTAAATTTATCTATTTGGAAACCATTTATTTCCGTAGTCTCTATCTGCATAGGTATGTGTATTTAATTTAAGTTATTTTAAAACGGTAGATCATCGCTAGCTGCTGGTGCCGCTGCTGCAGTTGCTCGAGGAGCATTGCTGTCTTCTCTAGGTGCTGCTGACACGTTATTACCATTTGTCCATACAACTTTAACGTTGCCTAAATAAACCTTACTAGCTTTAGCATCGCGCTCATCTTTAGATTGCTCAACTATAACTGGTCCTTGATTACCATAGTTATCTAAATCATCATTCAATGTAATAACGATAGGTAGGTACGAACCTTTTTTTCCCTTATAGATCTTTTCTTTAGGGATGTCATTCAAATTAATGTTTGCCTTAATAATACTAGCCATAATGTAATTGTGTTTGTGTACTATAGAGTACGGTTAATAAAAAATTGTTTAGGATCAAAGTCCTTTGTTTTAAAAAATAATTGGTACTGAGCAACTGCTCTTTTAACCTTATCTGCTCCGCGAGCATAAAATTCAGGTGAACAGTCAAACAGACCTATTTGATTTGTGCTTTTGTCTATAACTATGAATATTAAGTCATAGCCAAACAACTTTCTGTATACATATGCCTGACTGTCATAGTTATACTTTGTCGCTGAGTATTTAAACTTAGCAATATCAGCTGTAGTTTTTAGATCAATAATTAACTTTTCATCGTGATTAATTATATCTGCCTTACCTTTCCATAGCTCACCCTCTATTTCTTTTATTCCTGGTACTTCGTATTCTACGTTAGCACCTCTTATTAGGTTTTTGCATACATCGTTAGACATAACAGTGTCAATCATTACTTCAAGCTTATCTACTTCACTTTTTAATAAGCACATCTCACCTCCAGATATTTCTTTATATATCTTTGTATTTCTAGTGCTTGCTTCAATAATCTTAAACTTCTTAAGTTTATCAGGCTCTAAGATCGCTGTATGAAAATAACCACCAACTAAAAATGCTGGTATACTTTCTTGTGGCTCACGTAGTGATAACGGATTTGTTAGTAATTTTGATATATCTGAATTGCTAAGATACTGTTTTCCAAACGAACCGTAATAATCTTCATCATTTTTTAACCTCTCAAGTTCTTTTTTATACTTAGTCATATTACAATGTATTAAGTTCTGTTTCTATATCTTTAGAAAGCTTATACTTAGATTTTATAGCTGAAACCTTACCACCTGATTTTATGTAATCAACTGCTTTATGATACGCAGGATCAGTTTTAGACGTCAGTGTAGTCTTTGCTGATGCTCCGTGATCATTACTAGCATCACTATCAGCTGTATCATCTATTAAAAATAGATTACCAAGAGCATATTTCTTAGCATAAGATGATGCACTTCCAAATTGCTGAGGAGTTTGCATACCCTTTTGATTAAGATCAATACCAACTACAGCTGTCGCATGTATAGCATCTACGCCATCACTTATTGTTGCTGTTGTTTCTAGTATAGGTATAGGCTCATAACTAACTAACTTTTCATTAATAGTTACTGATACACCTAATTCTAATAAGAAGGGTTTTGTAGCTTCTAAAATATCTTCAGCACTTCTGAAGTAATACTTACCGAATGAGTTAAATCTACTTTTTTTTGATTTAAACTTTGTTTGAACTGTTGCCAGCTTTTCATTAATTTTACTCATATATATATAATTTAATTATTTACAAATAATCGATCACTTGCGAATGATCTACCTTTTCTATTAAAGATTCAACAGCTTGCTTTTTTAATTCAGAGACTCTTATATGATTACTAGTACCATTTAAGCCTAATATGCTAGCTATTTCTTTAGCAGAATGCTTTTCACAATCTAAGCCATAAGATAATCTTAATACCTCATACTCATTACCAGATAGATGTTTATTCATTATTCCAGTTAAATAAGAATTAAGTATTGCAATATTATATGGCTCAGAGTCGTCTATAATATTATGGTATAATGTTTCACCATTACCATCGGTAGTAACACTGTCAATGCTAAGGAATATAGAATTAAAGAACATTTCAACCATTTTTTTATCATTAGGATTCTTACGCATTTCATTTCGTTTATGTTCGGGTATTTTTATATCCCCCCTATTGATGTCTATACGTCGTCTAATGGCCCCTTTTATTCGTTTTGATAAGAAGGACTTTAATGTCTTTTCGATGTCATCTGAATCATTTAAACGCCTATAGTCTATTTTGTCTACGGCTCTTACTAGAGCTTCTGCTCCTATTTGGATCAAGTCATTAATACTTAATACTCCAATAGATTGCTGTGACGTAGGAAACTTACGTGCTAAATTTTCTACTAAAGGTAGAAACTTTACTATTAATTCATCTCTTTCATATTCCATCCATAACTTTGGATCTGGCATAGACTCTACTAAGTCTTTTTTATACCGAATGTAATTTTGTACATTATAATTTTTCATTTAGTAACATAATTAAGTTTTGTCTGACCATAATTCTTGGTTCAACAATTCTTTTTCTTTTTTCAGTTCATTGCCTATGTTTCTATGAATGGTTCTGCTACTGCAACTAAGTAATCGTGCTAAAGCACTTATAGTTATTTTTTTACCATTGTCATTTATTTCTAACATGCACTGATATATATCATCCTGATGAATACTTTTACTCCTACCTATCATCTTACCTACTATTTGTAGTTTTTGTTCTTTAGTAAGACCGCAGAAAGGTTTAAAAATTATCTTACGAAGTTTATTTTTAGGCTGTACTTCTAAATCGTACATGCTAACTTCGTATATCATATCTCTAAGAACTTGTTCAGATATTGTAAATGTAACAAATCCATTCATTTTATCAGAAATAAATTTTGATATACTCTCGAATACATCTTGATTAAGATCAGAGTTTAAATACCATATAACTAACATGTGCCATTTCAATGATCTAAAAGTATTTATTTTAGCTTCATTCTTGAACAAGTCATAGCATTGGTATGTACCAAACTCATAATAATAACCCCAGTCAAAGACTTTTGTAGGTATATCAGTAGTAGGTAATCTTCTATAGATTATTCTATTATTGTTTAAGTATTCTATGTTTCTATTGTATGACATAAGCCTGTTACTAGTCTATCTTAATATGCTATTGTCACAGTTTTAATAATTTTAGTCTCCTATTATATTTTTTAAATAAAAATATCTTATTAGAATCAACTTTTAATTCCAATGCGTCATTTAGTATATTATACTTCAAGTCGTATACACGACACATCATATATCTAATGTGACTTCTAACTCTTTTATTTTTCATTTTTTATTCTAATTTTTAATTCAGCAATGGTTTTTTGTATATCAGCAGCTAATTCATATTTTTCTGCATCAACTAGCTTTTGTTTTACATCATACAATGCTTGTACCCTGTCTTCTAGTTCTTGTATATTAGAATAATTATCTTCTACTTTTTCAGTATCTACTGAATCAAATCTTACTTCAAAATCACTATCTTTTTGTTTTTCTATTACAGTTTCTATAAATTGATCATCAATCTCTTTTTGCATATCAACTAATGCATCTACAATCATTTTTGTCAACTTAACCATTTCTTTTTCAGTCATATTACGATTTTATTAATTTTTTTAACTCTAAATTTAATTGTTCTGCTGCATAATTTATATGCTTTTGTGTAGTACGTGACCAATCACCTAATTGTTTTAAGTACTTGCCATCTATTATAGCCACACACGTATTGTAACTGTATATTTTATCATCATGTAGAACTAAATTAGTTCTGTATTTATCAAATCTTCTCATATTACATCTATTATTACATTACATTCTTTTAATAACGTTAAACCATCAGTATTTTTATATACATCACTATATACTACTCTGATTATACCTGCTTGAATAATAAGCTTTGCACATTCCATACACGGTGACAACGTAGTGTATAGCACAGCACCACTACTAGATTGAGTAGACTGAGCTACTTTGGCTATTGCATTTGATTCTGCGTGTAGAACATGTGGCAATGTTAAGCCAGTAATTTTGTTTTCACATTTATTATCCATACCAGACGGAGTACCATTAAAACCAAAAGATAATATGTTATTATTCTTAACAATAACGGATCCTACAGCACGTCTGTTACTAACACTTAATAGGCTAATGTCATATGCGATAGCCATATAAGTCTTGTCTAATTTTTTTTGTCTAGCCATTATTTATTAATTTCAAAATTAATATCGTTTTGAAGACGTATTTTGTTTGTAATGGTATTATTATATGAATCTCTATAAGTAACTGTACCATCTTGCCATGTTATAGCCAACACATCTTTAGTTTGTGTATTAGGTTTTAATTCTACTGAATTAATTTCAGATGAGTACGCAGCAGGTCCTATTATAAGCATTTCTAACGTGTTTAATTCACGTCTAGTATCTTTATCTACCGTATATAAGGTATTTATCTTATTCTCTCCATGAATGACAGTAGCATGATTTCTGTTTATATACTTTCCTATGTATATGTAGCTTGATGAGGTATGTCTTCTAGCTAAAATACAGAACATGTGCCTAGCCGTAACTAATTCAAATAGTCTGCTTTTTGATAGCACATCTTTTTCGTCAACGTTGTAGTACAAACATACAGTTTCCATTATATTATCTAGTGCTTTATTTTTATTATTCATAATTTTCTTTTATAGCTTGTTTAACTTGATTAAATAAATCTTTAAATAACATTTCGTAAGTCTCTTCTCCCATGGGCTCACAATCTATCTCTATAAATCTTTGCATTTCATTAATAACCACGTCTTCACTGTCGGATATTTGTTTTGCAAAGTACATTATAGTATCCTCGTTCCAATAAAATTTATTATCCATATAGTTTAATTGTAACATTTATTCTGCCGCACGAGATCTCTCATGGTTTATATGATCAGTAATCTCTTGGTAGTTAACATCTTCTAAGAATGCACCCACATATGATACTGCTAGGACTGAATCACCAAATACAATCTCTTTTACCATCTCTTGTATAGCGTCTGCAGTGATGTCTTCTTCATAGTCATCCCAGTCAAGGCCATCTAATATTTCTAAATTTACACGCCA